TCACCGGTTAACAGTACCCCGTTTTTTCAGTGCGTCATACTGCTGCTCACAGGACTCACCTGCAACCCTATATCGCTCAGCTTCTTCTGCTGTTGCGACGTAAGTTCGGTTGCTTTCTTCAAGCATGTCGGCGAGCACACCGATGACCTTGCTGGCTGGCGTGCCAGTGGGGAAAGTTCCGGTATAGTGTTCGGCGAATCGCTTGATCTTGTCAAGTTCTGACTGCAAGCGGCCAGAAGAGGCAGCAGCAAAATCAGCATCAGCCCTCGCAGCTTCAATGCGGGATATCGCATCACGTTCAATTTGTGTTTTCTCCTGATCACGTTGTGCCCTGGATTTATCATCAGCCTGTTTCTGGTCTGCCTGCGCCTGGGCATAACCGGCGGCATACTGCCGGTCGCCGTGGATATTCCAGGCGACTACACCACCGATAAACAGCGCAGCAAGCATTACTACGATAAGCAACTGTTTCCAGTACGCTTTAACGAATGCCTTGATCATAACAGTGCCTTACTGGCAGCACCGTAACGTGCGCGACGGTCGTCAATACCGTTCTGGCCACCGTTAATGATCTGCGTGACGCGCACAAGGTCGCCCGGGTACTTCATGCAACCTTTACTAGCGAAAAACCACGCCGCGCTGCGGGCCGCGTATTCATCCTGAGCCAGCAGTTCAGGCTGTGCGACCAGATCAATCTTCAGACCATTACCGCAATCACGGTAGTTGTTCAGACCAGTTATCTGGATAAGCCCACGACCGCGATAATTCCACCCGTCGCTCGGACCGTTATTTCCCATGCGCTTGCTGTAAACAAGATTGGCGATCGCGCGCTGGCGCTCCAGAGGAAGAGACTTCTCATATGTTTTCCGGCCGAGTGCGTTGGCCTGGTCTGGAGTGATGCGCCCGGCACGGATAAACCCGGACAGTCCGTTAACGCTGTAGTTGAAGTTTTCTTGTAATCGGGTAAAGCCTCCTGACTCATGCCCGACCTGTGCGATAAACATCGCCTGGTCATCTGGTTTGGTAATGCCAAATTCATTCATGGCTGCAGTGATGTGTGGATACCAGCGTGCGGCCAGTTGATCAGTGATACCGGCTGCGCGCCGGAACTGGTTAATGTCCATGTTGAGACCTCGATATTTTGAATATCTGCACGACGTTACCGCGCGTCTTCAGGACGGCGGCAAGCATGACAGCGTTGATGATGACCTCCGATAAATCGGCGACCATTGGTGTGTGATACCAGATTGCATATGCAGCTCGGACAGGGATGCTGGCTGATGCGACAATGAGGAAATAGGCTATCCCCCCCCCCACCGGCGGTGTTGCGATCCATTACGCCTGAATGTTCCGACGCGGATTGCTATCGCAGAACAGATAACCGCATTGGCAATGAGTAAAAGAAGCTCATGAGTTGTCATCGTCTTTTCTCCCCGGGATTAAATCGCGTGGATTGTCGGAGCGGTGATAGAGCCAGATACCAATACGTACTGCGACGATTGCCGACACGAACGCGCCAGCAGAGAAGACGATCCCTTTCTCGAAAGAGTCCTGCGTGATAGTTGGGATCAGGCTGGCTACGCCGATAAGGATTGATGCAGTTGGTTTGTAGAAGAGAAGCCCACAGAGAAAGCTGAGCATCGACAGGAGAACCCGGCGGCGGATTGGATACTCAACGGCAGAGGTAATAAATATTACCGCGCCTGATAGAGCACCAAGAGCCACCTCCGGAGGGACTCCGGCGATAACCGCAGCCAGGGAACCCATACTAAGCCACTGATTTAAAGACTCACTGGTTAGCTGAGCTGACATAGCAACCACCGTTTACTGTGCATAATGAACCCCCTTAGTTGGTGAGTTCATCATAAACAACAAACCATATATGGATCCATTCGAATATAAAATTTATTTATCAACTCAGATATGATTATCTGTTGAGCGTTGATAGTGTAAGGGCACAGTGTTGTCATATAGACAAGATGGAATCAACTCCAACGATATGCTACTATCTTTCATTTTAAAATTGACAAAAATGAAAAGTTTAAATTCTCAATATATATCAAGACTTGATCACATAAGATTTTTTGCAGCATTTCTTGTTGTCTACACACATACTTACTCTGCATCTGGAGGACTTAACTACGCAGGGACGAGGAATTTACTAGAGAGATTTATGCTTTCCGGAAATACCGGAGTATCGTTGTTTTTAGTATTAAGTGGTTTCATTTTTACAGTAATATCAAACTGCGGAAAAAAAGAAATAAATTACAGTACGTTCATCGTTAATAGAATAAAGCGAGTTTTTCCGTTAATGATATTCGTAACAATATTATCCATGGGTTTGTATAGAGAGATCGTCACATTTAACGATTTTATGTCTTTGTTTTTATTTTCAAATGTACAAACATCACCTATATTTAAAAGTTTTGGTCAAACATGGACTATTGCAGTTGAGACCCAATTTTATATAATAGTCCCTTTCCTTCTAATGTTTATGAATAATAAGGGTGTTAAATATATTTTTTTCATGTCTTTATTTTGGGTAACCATAAGAATAATTCTTGTCATGACATATAAAGATACACTGGGGAGTAACCCTGGTGTTAACTCATACTATTATCTTACAATGATTGGTAGATTCGATCAGTTCCTTGTTGGAATGATATTTGGATGGATTTACTCAAACTTCAAAAAATACATTTCTAACTTTCCTACATTATTATTTTCTCTTTTGTTATCTTTTTTCTCAATAATATGGATGACTGAAGATGGTATGTGGTCAGTTTTTGGTTACAAGCAATTAATATATAGCTACATCGAAGCTGCGGTATGGGGTCTAGTAATAGCGGCATACGCATCATCTAACATAAAAATACATTCAATTTTTGATAGGTGTTTATCATGGCTTGGTGAAATAAGTTACTCTCAATACATACTGCACATTTTGATACTTGACTTTGTGTCAACGAATATAGGCTTTTTACATTTCTCTGGAAATATTTCAATCAATTCAACAATCAACTTTATAATTCTATACCCAATTATAATACTTTTTTCAAAAGCAAGCTTCGAACTGATAGAAAAACCATTTTTAGAATTGAGAAAAAAATATATATCTTAGTGATAAATGGCCGACTTCAAGTCGGCCATAGTCAATGTATTAATAAAAAGTATACATGAGCATATTCGCGTCAATTTCAGCAGATGTATAATCATTAGCTGAACGACACAGACCAGTATCACCTCTGTTTAATCTGAAAGCACATGCATAAAAATCAATGTTTGAGGCCGTATTTTCAAATCTAATATCAATAGAAAATACAGAGTCATCATTGTCATTGCGAGCGGCAAAGAAAGGAATAGTAAACTCCTGGAAATCACCACCATCAATATCAATGGAATATGATGATAATGTATTTTCTCCTGTGCTATTTTTATACTTAACGATACAAGTTGCGCTAACTGGTGTGCTCGCTTTAGCGAGAAACTGCACTGTTGCTGCCGACCCAGATAGGTATGAATATTTTGGATTCTGCCACTCAAAACCGCATGCAGTGCCAGCGTTAACGTTCATGGCGGCGTAGTATTTTGACTCTCTGTTTTTTTGATACTGATTACCACTTGCATACCTATTTATTGTTAAGGAACCTGTTGATTGTATGAAGAAATTACCAAAAACTTTAGCCCTTGAGTTATTTACTGTTGCAGAGTCTGCTCCAGTAGATGCTAAATTTCCGTTTAGCGATTTAATAAAATTATTATTCAAATCTATTATTTTAACCGCGTTATTTGTTTTATTTATTAATGCAACACCAGAGCTTATATTTCCAACATAAATTGATTGACCAGCAATATCATTCAGTTCAATAATTGGTGACGAAATATTCGAATTCGTAACAATTATGTTATCGACAGTTAAAGATTCTATCTTTACAGTATCATTTCCTGATTTAATAAATCTATTTGTGGGTTGTGAGTGATTATTAAAATAAGCATTCTTAATACTTATACCTGACATGGTCATTATTGCAATATCAGGATCTGGCTCTTTGTCACCAATTACTATCTGATTACCACCACCAAAAAGACATTCAGTGTAAAGTCCGTCTACCACTGAGAATGATGATGGGTACTCAAACACGATTGCGTTCTCTCCGTGCTCACAGGCATTGTCTTTTATCAGATTAAAGACAGCGCTAGCTTTCAGCATCGTGCCACCAAGAAACGCACCACCGAAGTAAACCTTATTACCAGTGAAAAGCAATCGACTGTTACCGCTCCTTCTTATAGAAGGTTCTCCTCCATCATCTATTGCTTTGCAAAAGTTACCTCTTTTATCTGTATAGTCTTTGAAGATATTATTAGATACCGTAGGCCACCAGTTTTGGCCTTTAAAATTTACTGCCGTCTTGTTAGGATCTCCATTATTTATAATGCGAACACCATCTACCGATGCAGTTAACCCTGTGTACGGTTCAAATGTAACAATCTCAGGAGTCCCGCCAATTGCTGTTACATTTTTTAAATGGTAGTTATCCTGAGAGAAATAATTTCCACTTGTGAGTCCTTCATCTCCCATTTTGAACATAACACCCAAGTCAGGAGGTAGTGAATCTGAGGCGGAATTAAAATCAACAATGACAGGAGATTTAAAGACGAAATTTCCGAGTTGCGATCCATCTGGAATGATAGGCCTGTAGTGAACTTCACCAGAATAATATGAAGGATTAGCGTCCGTGGTGTTATTACCAACATATACATCACGGAGTTCATTTGATTTATCCAGTTCGTCAGAGACAGTAGTTCCATTATACCCTATTATGCTAGCACCTGTAGGCTTTGCCAGCTCAATAAATACATCTGACGCTGAGCCTGATTCAGGAAGAACCATTATTGGATCGCCATTATCATTCATAGCGACAATTTTATTTTTACGTTGTTCTACTCCTGGCAATTGAGGGATTGCTTCAGGTGTCCTCAGTGTGTGGTTTAGATTAGTATTAGCAACGCTATCTACATAATTTTTAGTCGCCGCATCCTGAGGTTGTGAAGGATCGCGCAAATTACGGATGTAGTTGTTCAGCGCATCATAATAATTAGCCACAAACGACGGCTTACGCAGGGCCAGGCTTAACCGACTGCGTACTTGCTGAATCAGCATAGTCAGTTTATCAAAAGCATCCTCATGCACCTCAGCAAAGAACTTACCCTGATTACGGAGATCGGTTTCCTGAGTAACCGGCAGTTCTCTGGATATCGAAATCTGATAACCATTGGCAAGAGGCGAAGACAAAACAACATTCCCGCCGGTATATCCTCCCGCACCTGTAACGGTGTAATCAGTATCAAGAACCAGCTCTGTGATGTTCTCGTTCAGGTCAACAACCTGCACAAACAGATCAGGCTTCTTAAAAATTCGGAAGGTATAAGGGAAGGAAGTCGTGACCCCATTCCCTGTGTAGTCGTTATGGTCAACTTCGGTTGAGACCGTCATGTAAGTACCTCCAGATTGCTTATGCGCCCGGCGCGCATGCACTCTGGATTATTCTATTACCCAATAAACCTTATATGAATCGTTTGTGTATTAATCAGTTACTTTATTACCTTACAGGTAATTTACATTTCATGCTGGATAGTCATGATATCTTCTGCTACTGTATGTTTATACAGTGATTGCATGGAGAAGAAGAGATGCAACGGCAGTATCACCATCCGCTGGTAGAAGGATTTGAGGAAAAAATACACACGCCGGTAGGCGTTAGATCCCTGGTGGAGGACTCGCATCTGATGAAGTTGCTGCGGGAACTCGATAAAGACGGCTTCAACGTTGATGGGCCGTTGGCTGAACTGGTTGCGCTTGTGAATTACGTCACAAGTTCTCAAATGACTATGCAGGATCTGCAAACGCATCTCGATTACTGTGCGGAACAGCTACGCAAGCAAACCACATAATTAAAAAGAAAAGGCCGCTGCCGCGGCCTTGTGACATGTCATATTCATGCTATGACAAACCTATGTACCATGCTATACCAGATAATATTAAAACAACTGCGACGGCAAATTCTCCATCTTCAATGATACCTTTACGGTTCATTACGCCAAGTGCGACTAGTGCCAACACAACAAGAATAAAAGAAATCATTTTCACATCCTTATTGCGGAGTAACATCCTGAGGTCGCCACCAGTATGTCTGGTTAAATTCTTTTTTCGAACGCTGCTCCATCTTACGCAGATAGCCAGGTGAAAAATACTCCTGCATCTGGTTAAAGATCATATGATCAACCGCTGCTTTCAGGTACCAGATATTGGCACCAGGCGTCAGACCTTTACCAAGCTTAACCAGATCACCACCAGTTTGCTCGCTCTTACCTTCTACCGCATTCAGCGGGATTCCCTGCCCGATCTTAATGACATCATCTACGAGACCAGCGACCGGTCCGAGCATTGAAGCCAGCGCACCGCTCCCGTACCTGGTGTGATCCGACAGCAGGAAATCACCGTACAGGCCAAGACCACCGCCTTTCAGCAGAGCACCAAGCCAGAATTTAGCAGCATCTTCACCGGCCATATCCCGCGGATTACGGCCTGATGCCATGTCATTTAGTTGCTGAGAAAGTGCGCCAAGTATTGTCGTGCTGGCTATAAACGTCGCGATATAAGCAGCCCGCCCACCAGCAGAAGGAATACCCATAGCCCGAGACCAGTGGCGCATCACGACAGAGATCGGGAATGACTTGAACAAGAATACGCTTCGGGTTAATTCACCTTTCCATGTTCCGCGCTGGATACCTGAACCTGTAACCATCTGTTCACGCGCACCCGGAGTTATCACAGCCATGTCAACTTCTTCGGTAACCGCTCCGAGTAACTTACGCATAGCCTCGAATTTTACCCGCTCTGGCGTACCAAGGTGCTGCACAGCAGAATCAGGAATGCGCATGATACTTTCCGGAGTCAGCATCGTATCGTTGCCTTTCCCCCAGTCCTCCTGTTGCGCCAGCTTCCACACGCTCCAGTCGGTATCGGTGATTCCTTTGCTTTTCATTATGCGGAAATCGTCATTAGACAGGCTTTTCAGATCCGGCGTCCTGGTGACAACATCACCAAGACTACCCATCATAGTGACACCGTAGGCTCTCTTGTGTGCATCTGACCACGCAGTTAATCCACTGGCTCGCATCACAGCAGTTGCAGCCCACCGGGAGACAGACGGCCCCATATTATCCATCGCCCAACGGTTAACGCTGCCGAGCATGGACTCCATCGCCAGACCAGCACGACGCGCCCTGGCCAATTCAGTGCGGTTCGTTGGGTCCATAGCTTCAAGCTGGTTACGGAATAGCTTATTCATCGGAAGGTTAGTAATCTTCGCCGAAAGATACATGGTGCCAAGGTCAGAGAAAGACGAAAGCAGTGCAGAGCCAAGACGACTGGCAACCATCCAGTTGCGGATGTTATCCGACCAGCGCGCAATATGTGGGTTTGCAACAGGCTGAGTTTTACCAGAAATAAAGTTATACAGGTTCTCAGTATTGTTTGCCTGGCGCTCTATGCGACCGGTATCCTGCGGGTTAGCCGTAGCTGTCTCTGATTTAGTCTGATCCAGCAGTGAGAGGAACACATGATCCGGGTTTGGTCCGTAGGTTTCCACCAGCGCAATGTCTTTACTGATACCTTCCAGGTGCCCTACCATGATTTCCCAGAGTGACCGGTCGCCGTACATCTGCTGGTACTGAAGGTATGAATCAGCGTCTTTAAAGTGGATCTGGCGTGAGGCGTTGCCGCGGTTTGCCCGCGCACCGGAAATACGCATACCGGTATCAGTGAGTTTATTCAGGCCACCTGTGGCAATCGTGTTATAGGCTTCACCGAGAAAAGCTGATAACTCAGTATCATTCATCAACTGGCCGTCGGCGCGTGTGTAATATTTGCGATCGAGTTTACCAATAACATCACTTACCCACTTATCCTTCGATACTGCCCCAACCTTTTCCATAGAATGGTGCTGAGGTATACCCCAGTTTTCCAGATAGCCGATATCACCACCAGCATCATTAAACCTGCGGCGCAGTAGCTCAGTAACTTCGCCCCAGGCTTTCGCCCCTTTCATGGCTTTCGCATTACCTGTTTTCTGGCCGCGCATCTCAAACACCAGATCACGGACTCCGGCTTCATCTTCGAATAGACCGAAGAAACGAGGATCAACAGCCTCGAACGCCTCCTGTAACTGGCTTAATGCGTAATCACGGGTCGCTTTCGTGCGGGACTCAACAGACAGAAAGTTTGATTTCCCGTCAGCGCTGAAGGCGATCGTGCGGTTTAGTGCGCCTAGCTTTCCGTCAGCACCCTGATAACTGTTAATGAAGTTGTCCAGGCGCTGACGCGCTGCGATGGTAAGCGCGACACGGCGTTTTTTCAGTGCCGCCTCTCGCTGCAACTCTTCAGCCGCCAGTTGCCCGGCTCGGCGCAGGCGTTCAGCGTCGTTAAGTTGACGCCATGACATCGGATCATCACGGGCAATAGATCGCATATTGCGGTAAATGCGGTCTTCTATATTCTGTATTTCTCGGGCTGTAAGAGTGCGCTGTGCTGCCTGTTGCACGGCCTGAATACATTCCTGTCTCATTCAATTATCCTCTCAAGAAACACGCTACAGCCACGTCAAAAAGGCTGGAATCCTGTATTGCCTGCTCATTCTCTCTGCTCGCTTCGTCCAGCATTTCCCGAGCGCTTCGCGACTGCGGGTTTCCTTCATCATCAAGGACGGTGATCATCATGTCAGGAGACTCAACAAGTGAATCTTCAGCGATACGAAGATCCATATCCCCGGCTTGTTCCGCCGTCGGCCTTTGCTCTGCCTGTCGCAATACAGCACCAGGTTCAAAAGGTGCGGACTCATCAGGAGTCCGTACTTCTGCAGTTTTATAGAATGACATGGCCTGTGCGTTAAGATCGCTTTCTGTCTGCTGACGTCGTGCAAGCTCTGCCCTGGCCTCGAAGAACTCCCCACCAGGCTCATGAGGTGACAGCGCGTTACGCGAAAATTCGAGGCGTCCTTGTGCCTCTGTGATGCGCTTATCAATATCGCGCAATATGGATTGCTTTTCAGCGCGTGACTGTGCCAGTTCCTTTCCGCTTCCCTTTGGTTCTTCAGAAAGGATTTGGTTACGTTGCTCAGTCAGGTTATCAATAATGCGCTGACTGTTGGCGATTTCAGACTGGTACACCTGAAGATCACCGCGTGGTAAAACCTGTGCAGCCTGATCTTCAAGAGTTCTTGTCTCAACTGCACGAGCCGTCGCCCCCTCATCCGCCCTGAAAAGAACCTCATCGATGGACTGCGCGATTAGGTTGCGGCGACCGGGTACATCACTAAATGATGCTGGTTCGGCAATGCTGGCCACATCAACTGCACGGCCCTGGCTTACGTCATTCATCGCCTTCTGCAGTGCCTGTATATGCGCATCACGTGACAGGACATTAACCGGAACACCGGGAGCAACATCAATCTCAGCGTGATGTGAGGCATTGGCCGCCAGCGCGGCATCCACCTCCGCTGGGGAAAATTCAGGAGTTGCAGCGCTTTCACCGCGGGCGTTCAGGAACCTACCTACGCCACCAAATGCCACACCAAGAACCGCATCGATGGCGATAGACTGGCGATCAAATACATCGTACTGAGCCGCCATTTCGTTATAACCGCCATCACGCAGCGTCTTTGCGGTCAGACCACGCTGTGCCATTCCAAAAGCAATGTTAGTTCCGGCTGCGTATGCGATATCTGGAGCTGCGCGAACAGCAGTAGCTGCAACATTACGTACTGCACTTTCACCTGTCCTCGCCAGTTGTGCGCCAACACTTTCTGCCAGCGCACCACCGGCACGTAAACCCAGACTCATAGGGATCAATGTGCCAGCACCAGCAGTGACACCCTGCACCAGACCAGCTTCCTGAGCAGTCCTGAAATCTACGCCCTGAGCAGTCAATTTCTCAAACTCAGAGAAGCCTTGCAACGCAGTGACGGCCGCCGCACCACCTGCCGGACCAGAAAGCAGTGTTCCTACTACCGCCTGTCCGCCCATATCGAAAAGACCATGAAGAACCTGCCCAGCAGTGCCTGTCGTTGCTGCATCAGGAGTCAGGCGCTTAACTTGCTGCTCTGCGAGTTTTCGCTGTTCGCCGATGTATTCAGCTGATGTATCATTGATGGAAGTGTTTTCGTTAACAAACTTAGCGATGGGTGAAACGATCTTATCCATTCCAGCCCAAAGAAGCTGGTCTGGTTTGGCAACCAGTCCAGAGTACAGGCCAGAAACAGCAGCAGTACCTGAGTTATCGAAGAAACCGACATCGGTATTAAACCCTGCAGGGTTAGATGTCGCTTCATCCAGTTGCTGATTCTGGTTAACTGCGTTGAGACCAAAGTAACTCATTGCGGGATCCCCTCTGAGAATCTCTGGCGCTGTTGGGTAAGGTCGATGACGACAGGAGTTCCATCATCTTTCAGCAAATACCCAGTTCCGAGTTTCACCAGATACTGGCTATCTCCATAGCTTTGCAGACCGTACTGGCCTGGCGGTGCTTTAATTCCTGCGCCAGTCACCTGAGTTTTCCATGCCTGATCAACTTGTTTATCAAATTGTTCGGCAGACATCCCCCAAGGCAACAGAACACTGCCCATGCCGTTATAATCGTGCACGCCACCAGTAGCTACGTTAACAGCCTGCTTCCATGTGTCACTGTCAATTTCACCCGAAACCACACCCTTCTTCGCCATCACCCCAGCGTAATAGTCCTTTGCTATTTCGTAGGCCATTGATGCGCCCTGCGCATCACCGGCAAACGCATCCTTCACCATGTCAGAGAACTCAAGACGAAGATCGTTATCTTTCGGCATTGGTATGCCTTTCACATCATCTGTACCTTTGCGAGCTGCTGCACCAGAAAGGATGGTTTGTGCTGCCGATTCAGGTGATACAGAAACATCAGGGTTAAACCAGTTTTTCTCAGCCACAACACCGCCTGGCTTATCCATAAGGATCCCGGCGACAGCTGCTGATGGGGCATTAGTACTGATCTGCTGAAGCGCCGACATATATACCTGACCACCGCCAGTACTCTGCCGAATGGTGTCGAGGTATGCAGACTGCTGAGAAACTGGTGCATCGCGGAAGAAAGCCCCGATCTGATTCGCCTCTTCTTTGGAAAAGAACGTCAGCGGCGTACCGTATGACTTAGCCAGATCTACAGCCTGAGAAGCCCGAAGGGCAATCGTCTGGCTGAAATTGTTCTGGTTGGTCATATCGATAGGCTTTGTTTGCCCGGAAGAAAGTGAAAACTGAATTGGGTCTGCTTTACGTTGCGCGAGGACAGTACTTGCCGCAGAGACAACGGCGTCATAGGTTTGGGCGCGTGCTGCATATCCTTCACCAGTTTCACCGGTATCTGGCTTCAGGTTTTCTACTGCCGCCTGAATGCTGCTGGTCGGCATGTTGCGAAACGATCCGATGTACTGCCCGGCGATCTGCGTGTTGCGAAACTCGGTATAGCGTAGATTCCCCTCCCGCACGCCGTAGGCGGCGAGGAAGTCGTTCTGCGTAGGAGCATCAGGGAAGTCAACGCCGCGCATGTATGCTGCGCTGGCATCGCGCACACGGCTGTCGATATTGGTACGATATTCCGCCTGTTTCTGCTTGCGGATCTGGTCAGCCTGGCGAAGGAACGTCGCCTGAGCCTCCGGAGATGCAGCGTCAAATGCTGCGTTTCCCGTGTATCGCTTGGTGCTTGTAGGAAGCTGAGAGAGACCAATTGCTGCACTAACACCTGTAGCAAGCTGCTGATCGCTGTACGGCTGGCTGCCGTTCTCATGCTGGATAATGGAGGCACACAAAGCCTTTAGCGTGTCAGGGTTTGATGCATCAAGCGGCTGGTCAGGCGTTACGCCGAGCTGCGCACATACCGCCTGAATATAGGCGTCAGTGTTATTATTGTCAGACGGCGGCGCCCAGCGGTTGATGATGTCGTTAACAGTATCAATGCCCTGGCGCTGGTACGACAGCAGATTGCGACCAAGCGCGCGAATGCCATGCTCTGGCGTTTCGAATTTGGCAAAGCGACCATCATCGCCGGTCTGGCCTACCCACGGATTGGTTTTGCTGTACTCGAGGTTGCCGGGGTTGTTGTTGCGAATACCACGGGCGCTATCACCAGAACCACCTTCTGATACCGCACGGCGAGAACCGGTAACAGTATCGCTTAATTCACCATTACTCTGGATGAACTCAATGGAGTTGTTGGCTGACCACTGTGACAGGGACGCGTCTGCAACCTTCGCCTTAAACTCAATCTTTTTTGCCTGTATCTGCTCAGTGCTCCAGCCATGTGCTGCGCCGTAATCTTCGATTTGCTGGAAAGTTTGCTGGTTGTAGAGAACATAATTGGCATTATCACCATAGGCGGCGGCAGCCAGTTTACCGTTATTCGCCAGCGTTGCCTGGAACTGACCTTCTTCATAGGCATTGAGTTGACTTATCTCATGCCGACCAGCCTGGGTAGTGAACTGAATACGCTGCTGCTGAGCCTGCTGCATAAATCCAGCCCGGGCACCTTCCGGCAATGTCATCGCGATCTGCTCAGCCTGAGCATCGAACTGCTGAGTGTAAGCCTGCCCCTTTCCAAGAGCGTTCTTACCCTGCATGTTGAGCAGACCGGTATCTGGATTAGTCAGCAGATCGCTGGAGATCTGGCTGAGTTGCAATGAGGCGTCCTGAGCCTGAGCAACATCAGCGCGCTGTTTTGCCTGTGCAAATACATCCAGTGCTTTACCACCAACCTGTGTCAGCGCATCACCGATGTTTGGCTGATCGAACGCCTGAAAACCTGGTGACTGAAATCCTCTGCTTTCTACCTGACGACCAGTGACTGTTGGTACTGTTGGCATTTCGAAGTCTCCTTATCGACCGGTTGGTGTGCCGATAGCAGCGCTGATCGGTGCCGCTTTGCTTTGAGTGAATGGTGACCACGTTCCGCCGCCCATCTGGTACGCGCCGTATGCCTGAAGAGGTGCCGTCAGCAATGTAGTGAATGCGCCCATATTCCCCTGCTTGCGTGCTGAGCTGGCCTGAGCTTTGTAGTTTTCAGCCTGAACCTGAAAGCCATACGCTTCACGCTGAGCGTTATTCACCGTAGTCAGTGCATCCAGTGCGCCGAACTGAGCCGTATCACCAAAGATATCCAATGCGCCACCAGTGGAGAGATCTGCACCAGTTGCGCCCATGGTTGCCGCCTGGGTGCCAGCAGCCTGACGGTTACGACGACGAACCTCATCAGCCTGAGCATTGCCACGGTTGATAGAATCCTGTGCCTGTGCCGTGGCCACTTCTGCATTTTGCTCGGCAACAGCAGACGAATATTTACCTTGCTGGTACTGGTTGTATGCTGAAACGCCACTTAATGCGACACTGGCGCCAGCGAGAGCGATAGCCGGGCTGCACATTATTTTCTCTCCATGTGGAAACGGTGAAACGGTAGGTTTTTAATGCCATATGGCTGAGGTTCATCGATGGTGAATCCCAGCCAGTGAAGCCAGATGCGCGCAGTGTGGTTACGCGCATCAACATAATTTTCAAGATACGGGTAAACAGTCAGCATTGCATTGACCACTTTTCCACACCGCCGCAGGAAGGTTCTCTGGTATTTCTCCAGCTCATCGGTCCCCACCAGCCATGGAATGCCACTTCCGCCAATCATAGATGCAGGAGCCACACCGAAGATGGTAACTACTTCGCCGTTTACCAGCCCAGCGCAGCAAAATGTTGATGTGCGCAGACCGGTTTCCAGCACGCGCCGCGGACTCCATCCATTGGTTGCCAGAAACTCATCGATATCAGCCTGGCGAACATGCGGAATAATGGCTTCGATATGCTCTGAGGTAGCGGGTACGATCTGAGCGTTAATCATCAGAAGCCACCGACGGTAAGGCGAGGAAGAACAGCCAGCACTGACAGAGGCAAAGGATCAAGTTGTCTAACCTTAACTCGTCCGTTTTTATCCCAGTTGCTGTCGAGTTTTACTTCAACCTTGCCGGTAGCGTCATCAACAGGATCGTCGTAGAACTCAAATTCACGCTGCTGATATTCATACCAGGTTCCGCCCGGAGTGGTGGCCCATATTCCACGGCTGGCATTGACGACCATCGTTACAGTAGGAATGACCTGCTTTTTATCCAGCAGCGTTTCCTGGCCGTTGATATTGATGTCCAGCGTTTCGAATTCAGCGGTGATAGGAAGACCGATGTGCACCACTGCGCCTGGTGATTCCAGCGTGACGGAACCACCAGTTACTGTTTTCTGTGGTTCAACGCTGGCATCTGACAGAATGTTTACCGTCTGCCCTTCGAGGTGCGACAGGCCACCGAACGTCTGTCGAGCCATTTGCCAGTTAGTTGTGGCCACATTGCGAAGTATCGCCGGAACGTTGCGATTGAATCTGACGGTAACCGCGGTATTGCTGGTTACGGAGATGATATCGCCGCGCAGCTCTTTAGCCACCGGTTCGTTGGTGTCTGGATCCGTTCCGGTATATGGGAACTGAATCTGAGCACCAACATCGGTATTAACGAAATACGCTCCACCACTGACAGTAACCGGATAATCAACCTGATAGCTCCAGTCACCTGTGCCACCGCTGATGGTCATTGTGCGTGATGATGTATTGCGCCCGTCGTAGCTCAGACCGCAGTCGACAAAGAACGCGTCCTCATCATTGGTGAACAGACGACTGGAAAGACGCTCGATGTAACGAACGGTCTGCCCATTGATGGTACGGTTAACCACGAAGTAAACAGCATCCTCGCTGCCTTCACTGATGGAGCAGGTGCTTTCGTACTTACCGGCGCTGGACTGCGGTGCCCATGCGAAAACTTGTTGATCGCGTAAATAGGTCAGCACCAGCAATTTACCGTCATCACGAATGCAGAACGCGCTGCTGTACGGCACGATGCAGAATGACCAGTCGACAATACTATGCTTCTGGAAAAGGTGGTTTGCCAGTATGGTCAGGTCCGTACCCTGGTACCCGTCAACATCAAACGAATACGCCAGATCACGGACCACGCTTCCCTTCTCCTGGATGAACAACGCGATGTTTGCCACGGCGATAGGTGGTACGTTGCTGGAACCGTTGTTCCCCTGGGAGCTGAACGAGAACGCCGCCGGAGTGAGGACCTTATTCTGGTCCCCGGATATCGTATATTCCCCGCCAGATGTCAGAGCTACCAGATTTCCAACGTCTATAAGGTGACGGATCTCATTCACCTGCCGCCCGGCGTAAGTGTAGATAATTCGATCATCATCCTGAATCGGGTTGTTCTTTCCAAAATCTTTATAGTCGCCGGTACGACTCGCCCAAATGGTTTGCGGGTATGCTGTAGAAGCGGCAAAGTACAGGCGCTGCTGATAGTAAACAACGGTGCTCGGGTAGCCGTTAACGCTGTTCCATGCGTATTTCGCCCACTTATAGCTTGCGTTAGTGGAGCCAACCACCTGAGACGGAATGAATGAAACCACATCGGCAGTTGCTGTCAGGCCATCGCCAGCTACTGCTGTGATTCTGGCAATGCCGAAACCGCTGTGCAGGTACTCCCACTGGATCCCGGTGTCATCATCTCCAGTACCGCCCCAGCCATCCCACGACATACCTTCAGTGTGAGATGGTCGAAGTGTTCCGGTCTTGCCCGCAGTATTTGCTCGGTAGTAGTTGCTGTCTGCACGGCGGACATCGTTGATTGCTGTGGTCTTGCTGGTTTCCCATACCGGTACGGAATCAATAGCAGGCTGCTCGAGATAGAACAGTTTTCCGACCTGCTCAGCACCGAAGATGGCAGAACTTGCCGTCAACGTAATGGTTCCGGTGCTGGCGCTGGCGTATACCTTCACTGTTTCGTCAACGTTAATATCTTCGAACGGTCCATTTTTGGTGGTGACGTCGACGATCTGCCAGTTGTCGTGCGCGTAGCGGCGCAGTTCTTTCGGCGGGTATGCAGGATGCACCAGCGTCAGAACGTCAGCGCTCTGCGTGAATTTTATGCGGAAAAGGTCGGTATCAGCATATGGCATCGCCAGCTCATAAATCACATTGCTGGTCGTCTGAACATAAGCGCCGTCTTTAATGACGCGCATATAGTTATGACCGAACTCAAGCGCGTAGGTCTGGACGGTCGAGAACTGAAACGGGATTAACCGGCACTTGCGATCTGGATATTTAGCTGGGCCAACAAAGCGCGTACCGGGTCGGTTCTCTACGCCGCCATACTGACGAACAATGAAGTTATCGCACTTGCGAAGCGCCACCTGATACTTTGACATATCAATGCGGCCGTACAGTGACGGACCAATTTCACCACCGGCAAAGCTCGGTTGAATCCAGCTAAAAGCCATTATGACAACCTCGCTGCTGTGAACTCATCTACCGGTGGTTGTGGCTCCTGTGATTCGTTCTGGCTGTGTGAGCCAGCGCTCAGGATCACGCGGTTGTACATAGTCAGTGCGTTGTTACCGAGATCTGCGCTACCGGTCAGCGCCATATTGATGGCTGCAGCCAGACGCCATGAAAGCGCCTCCATAAAAATGGCGTCATACATATTGACGTCAGTAACCCGCGCAACGTATTTCAACCACGCTTTTGGCTGATCGGTGTAAATGAGCTTACCTGTCAGATCCTCATTTGAACCGACAACATATTCAATGCGCTGCGCAGCCGTAGGATTGCGTATGCCTGTCGGCATGATCTCGGTTATGCGAACACAATCAGATGGGTACTGGTAAGCGTATTGCCAGTCAGGAGGCGGATTATTGGTATCAGCCAGCGCCACGCGCTTGGTAGCAAAGTTCCAGTCAAAGTCAGCCAAAGCAGCATCGCGGCAAGCATCAAAATGCAGAGAGCACTGTCCGGCCTCTTTACTGGCTTCATTCAGACTGTTAATGCTGCGGCTGTTGCCGATATTGCTCAGCGCGCGGTTGCAGATCTCGATAACGGAGGCCATTAATCATCCTCCCCGCCGTAGAGAGTTTGCGCTGCTGACTTCTGCGGCTCACCGGATACTGGACTGAGCGCCATATCAGTGATCTGCAAGCTGGCATTATGCTGCATCCCATCTTCCGTTTCGCGGGTAGACGTTGAGCGAATGGTTGCCTTTGCGGTGATCATTACTTCAGTGCCAGCGGATTGAGGCGTTGCCTTGAGCTTGGCGAGCGTCTCGTTGTTCAACTCAATGCAAAGGCCCCAAGGATAATCATCACGAGTCTGGGTTTTACCATCCTCATCCTGATAGGTGTCGGTGCCGGTTTTGAGGTTTACCAGATCCATAACGGACTCCTGCAAGAAGGGGGCCGAAGCCCCCTGTTTGATTAGCGAGGCTCAGACGCCCAGTTCTGCACGCTTTTCGGCGATCTCTTTTGCCAGCGTTTCAGCCGTTTTATTACCCGGCTTCTTGCCTAGCAAATCCTCATACTTCTGCCGAAGCAGAGTAAGGTCTTCGCTTACCGCACCTGTGCCATCAGATTTCAATTCTTCCACTACCGGCTGAACAGCAACGGAAACTGGAGCATTGACAACTGAAACCGCCGATTTCCCTTTACGCTTTTCGGCGATCTCTTTTGCCAATTTCGCCGCATCGTTCAGCGGTTCCAGCGCCGATCCTGGCTCACCGTCATACTCAACTTCAGAACCTTCAGGCCATAGGTTGTTATGAATATGTGATAAACGCAGGACGCGGTATTTTGCTTTTTCACCTGACATCGCTATCCCCTTAGCCAGTCACTTTTGAACGAATCTGGTAGTACGGGCTGTTGTTATCAACATCCAGGTTAATACCCGAGGTAAACGCGCCAGCCGTCAGCGGACCAGTACCAACTGAATAGTTCACGCGCAGATAACGCTGAACACCTGCCGGAACCTTCGTTGAGAACAGGCGCTTTCCAGCAGCCAGCGCAGCCAGAGCCAAAGCACCGCTGTCGTAGATAGTTGTCCAGGTGGAGTTGTCCGGGCTGGTCTGTAGCTGAACGTTCAGAGTCGCGGCACCGGCAGCGGTTGCTGTGGTGTCAACGGTTGCCCAGAACTCCAGCGGATAACCAACGCCGATATCGCGGCGGGTACCGTCGATAGGGCCAAGGTCAATCACGTCCGTAGAAGCAGCAGAAACTGTTACCGCCTGCTTCTCGGAGAACATCAACAGTTTGTCGAGGATCATTTTCTTTCTCCATTCATGGGCCGGTTAAGGCCCATTAGTTAATGACAGGCGTTAAACAACGCGCGCTTCTGTTTCCAGAATTGCGTCAGTTTCACGGATTGGGATGCCACGAAAAGTGGTCCACCATTCGCCTTCAGTCTCTTTGACGGACAGAGCAAGAGAGGCTTTATCCAGAGATTGCAGGTCGAGTGCCTGGGCAACGGTACGGTTCATGTAGAAAGCCGCGCGCCCCATCTTCAGGTTAGGAACGCGGTGCAGCGCTTTAACCATCTGGGTGACGATGTTTGCAGCAGAAGCTGGAACAGACAGATCGCTCACATCGATATTGGCGATGCGAACAACGTAGCGCCAGTCACGCAGTGTCAGGCCGTTATCCCACTTGTAGTGAGTTCGGTAACCCTGATATTGACCACCAGCAGAATCGCGCAGAGTCTGCTCACCAAGATCTTGCATCTGCAGGCCGGCTTTCTGGCCTTTAGGGAAAATACCGTGAACAGTGTTTTCACCCCACACAACCAGCCAGATAGAAGTGTTATCAGTGCCGGTTCCGCCAGCGTCGATAATGTTCTGCCCGTTACCTGCTGATTTACTGGAATAACGGGATGCCAGCCCCATAAACTGCTGCGGATTAACGCTGGTATCACCATAGAACAGGGTCTGAGCCATCTTCTGGTTCATTGCCTCAAGGAATGCCCGATCTTCAGACAGACGGAATTCAGCGGTGTTACCGTTCAGATCTGCCAGAGACTTATCGATTTCTGCATAAGTTTCCAGCATGCCCATCGTATCAGTAACCTGAGCAGTAGTGCTTTTGCTGTTCGGTACGCCATAGTTCAGCAGACGCCACGTCGCATCAGGAAGGCCAGTGCGTACAGTGGTTTTATGACCAGTTGGAGAGTTACTCTCCATGATCATCATGTCCAGGAGAATTGGGTTTGTCTGGGAAAGCAGTTCGATAATCTTATCGACTTTCCCGTTTGGGTCGATGCGCTTACCCCAGTCTGCCAGCGTCAGCGCAGTTAAGCCTTTAACAGCCATGGTTATTTCCTCTCTTATTTGCCATAGAGCACTTCGGCAGCACTACGCTGACCGCTTTCTTTCCCGGTTACCATGCCGTCTTCCGACATGGCTTTACCGATTTTCACGAACGCCTTGACCAGTTCAGGGTGATTACCCAGGCCAGTGCCTTCCAGATATTCTTTCAGTTCAGGCGTACCGAACTGAGCAAGGGCTCGCTGTGCAGCGCTCAGGTTACCGGTGAGCTTATCGCCACCGATCTCCTTGTCTGCTTTAACATCAGCAGCCCACTGCTCGGTGGTTTTCTGCCAGGCTTCAACCTGCTGCTGCTGGACCATTGGCATGATCTTGGTGCCGTACAGGTCAACCATCTTCTGCGCCTGCTCATTGGTCAGGTTCATTTCACGGGCGATAGGCTCGAACTGCTCCAGAGCTGAGGTATCAAGCTCCTGCCCTTCAGCAGGTTTGAACTCGTATTTTTCCGGCGCGCCTTCTGGCTTCTGCTCTTTGTCATCAGACTTGTCTGCTGGCTTATCACCATCGGCGGGCTTGCCGTCCTGAGGCTTGTCGCCTTCAGCGCCAGGCTGTGGCTTATCGCCTTCTGGTTTAGCCGGGTCAGCAGCAGGTGCAGGAGCATCGGCAGCAGGTGCGGCTGGCTCAGACGGTGCCGGTGCAGCGCCACCATCAGCAGGTTGCTCATTGCAAAGACGGCGATGCAGCAAACGTTCAAATAAATTCATGGTTACTCCTGTTCACTGGCCTCTGCGGCCATCTTCAGATACTGATCGGGGCAGTGCGTCATGACGCGCTGAAACAGAACCAGAGCCAGGTTGCGCTGCCCTTCGTTGAATGCTGTGATGTTCGGGTCTACGTTGAAGCAGGTACCGAACACCTGACCTTTCTCCAGCAGCCACCACACGACGCGGCGACCATGCTCGCTATCCATGACGAACTTGATGTCGTCTTTCTCGCGCTGTTCCAGATCGTGCTTCTTCCGCTCGTTCTGAATGCGCAGTTCTTCTTCATCGATGTCCATCATTGCTGCGCCGCTCCCACTGCGTTAGTAATTGCTGTCAGCGCGCTTGGATCTGTGGTCTGCGTCTCGCTGAGCGTCTTGGCGCCCTGAGCCGCTGCCATACCCATCTGCATGGCCTGCGCCTGCTGAGCCTGTTTGGCTCGCTCTTCGCGAATGCCCTGCACCTGCTCCTGCGGAACGATGACGGTCGGAGATACGCCGGACATTTCGGAGAACGCGTCGATAGCCTGATCCACGTCGAGCTTGTCGAGCGCTTCAGGTTTGAACTGTGCGAGCTGGCCGATAAAGCCAACGGTCTGCGACAGGCTGGTAAGGCCGATAGATTTCTGCGCCTGCGCCATCACGGAGATATATTCGATGCGCAGCGGCATACCCTGCATAACGTCAGGCGGTTGCGGCAGCATGTTCTTGCGCGCCATGATGGAGAAAACGCGGTCGATAAGCGGGTTGAGCGCTTCGTCGTTCAGTCGCTCCAGCACCGGCCCAAGCATCAGCAGTTTCTCTTCTTTCATCTCGATCACCGCTTCCACCGGCATAGAACGGGTGTTGATGTTCTGCAGCATCATGAAGAGGTCGACAAAGTAGGCGCTGTTGATGGTCTGGCGGGTGTCCTGAATGTCAGCCAGCAGGTCGGCGGTATTCGGGTTTACCAGGTACGCAGGTTTGAAACCGTCCTGGCCGCTCAACACGTCGAGATAGGTCACATCGCCAGGCAGCAGGGAGACGCGCTGATTCTTCAGCGAAGTCGGCGCAACCATCGGCGGGTTAGTAGCTTTATCGATGAGCTGAGCTTTACGCTTCTGCTCAACCTGAAGGGCTTTAACCTGACCGAGTGCCAGCATGCCAGGGCAGGAAGATGCGTAAACGTCTTCGCCGTTCACTTCCCAGCGCGGAGCCAGGATCGGGAATTCGTCAAAGCCGGACTCACGCAGCAGCTTGTCGGAGTCGCCGCCAGTCTCAAAGTACACGGAGCGGAACGGTTTGTTCTTGCTGTCCATCTTCCCGGTGTCGCGGTTAACGTTTGGCGTAATGCAGTGGTTAACCTCGATCCACGTTTCATACGTGCCGTTTTCCCACATTCCTTTCACTGATGCGCTGACGTTATCCAGACCGAACTCCTGCACCAACTGGCGCACGGTCATGGAGAACTTACGGAATGAAGTGTCGACGCTGCCGCGAGGGCTGTTAGCCAGGTAGTAGCAGCCAATCGGGAATGGCATTGTGCGGATCACGTCCTGGTCATCTTCGAGAACGGCCATGGCGGCAGTACCGAAAGTACCAAGGCTGGCGTACATCACAGGAAGAGACTGGTAAAGGTTCGACTTGTTGAACACTTCGTTCATGCGGCGCTGCACGACTTCAAGCCACACCTTAACCGGTCCGTAATCCATCATGTCAGGGTCTGGCGTTGCCAGCTTGAACCACGGACGAGCAGGACTGGTGATGCCTGACATCATGCCACTGGAGAGAATGCGCTGAGCCATTGAGCCGGTAGGATCAACAATCTTGGTGTTACGACGATCATCACGGTTTACATCAGACGTCAGAAAGCGGGAGCCGCGCGGATTGATAAAATCGCTCAGGTCACGCCAGTGCGACTCGAACGATGTGCGCTCATTCTTCAGCTGTGCTAGCTGCTTCAGCAGACGCTCTTTTTCGGTTTCCGCCATCTCTGCCTACTCCTTTACTGACCGAGCAGCGTTTTACCGCTGGTGTTTGCGGTTGAGGTGTCGCCCTGTGCACCAGTCAGCAGAGTGGAACTGCGGCCAGCTGCTGCACGGCGGCGGCGTTCTTCGTCGTCACGAGAACTGACAACTGCTGCATCCTGCTCCTGTGGCGCGGCCTGTACTTCTGGTGCTGCTGGCACTGATGGCTTGCTGCCGATACACATAGCAATAGCTCCGTACGTAATTAAATTATTACCAATTTAACCACATATGATTTATTTAGCGTAGGCTATTGACACTTACAACATCAGATATTACCTTTTAGGTAATTGATGTCGATGTAACGCAGTGGTTGTACGGCATATGGCACATGTGCCGCAGCGGTACGGATGGGTTCCATTGATGCTACTTCCCCAGCCGGGTAGCCGGAATGTGCAAGCCAGTGTTAGGTAAGCACGGACATGACGACTCACCATCGTGGCGATACGGTGTGACACCTCGGAAGAGACGAGGATATCAGCCATTCACGTTAAGCATCTAGCCGGGTGCTTAGCGGGACTGGAAGAGTTACCACTTGGAGACGGTCCTTTTAAATGTCCTGGACAGTGGCGCTGACGACGGAGCGATAACCGAAGGTCGCATGCCCGACTGAAGGCATTGACTACCCGGAAAGATGGTGAGCATGAAAGGCTAAAGAGGCGGCTCTTTCATGGTGATCCCGCCTAGTTGGTGAAAAGCCGTTATGCGACTTCATTCCAGCCACGCTGGCTGTAAGGTCAGCACACAACAGGTAAGAGCATTGACCGAGACTAAAAGTAATTGGCAGATACCCTCTCAGGGGTTGGTCATATCGGGACTGCAGTCGGCGCAGCTGAGATAGAGCCACAATGCAGCGTTCAGTGCTCTTTCCGTTGTGGTGAATGCGCAGGCTGATGCGCTAATCAGGTGAACGAGAACTTGTCTGGTAGTCGGTGGGTAGCGCCGACCGTTTCAGAAGATGCAGGCAAGACCACGCAGCCAGGCGATAAACGTAGTGGCTGCTGGACAAGATGTAAAACGAGGCGTCGTTACACGCCTATCGCCACCAAGTCGGAGAATCAGCACCGGCCACCACAACCCAATCACGCCTTAGGACCGTGATGAAGCGCCCATAAGAACGATGCTGTGTAGCTATTGGCGGTGGCAGTTTCCCTTGATGCTGACCACCGTCACTTTTACAGCAGAACGCCATTGCGATGACGTTGCGCTGTAAACCCGTAACTGCCATGGAAGGCACCCTTGCTTCCAGTTCGCCCACTTCGGTGGGCATTTTTTTAAGGTGAAAATCATGACCGACAAAGATATTGAGCAGCAAATTAAGGCCAAAGGCAAAACTGCGCCACGAGTTACGCCTGAGCATATTGAAAGCGTGATTATTAGCGAGCACTACTTCACGGCGGCATCAGGCGTTGTAGGTGAGGCTGCGCTTTTAAAAGCTGGGCTGGATTACTCAGAAGTTCCAGCCCCATTAAAGCTTTTAACCTTCTGTGTCCTGGTGCTGCGTAACGGATTCACCGTCACTGGCGAAAGCGCATGCGCCAGCCCTGAGAACTTCGACCCAGAGATCGGGCGCAAGATTGCCCGCGAAAATGCGGTAAATAAAATCTGGATGCTGGAAGGTTATCTGCTGAAGCAGAAACTGAGCGAGCAATGAAAGACGAATTCGACGGATTTTAACGCCGTGACATGTCACAATTAGGCCGCCGACTATGGCGGCTTTGTTTTAACCCGCGAAAAGTTGCGGGTTCAAGCATATGATTTTGTTCCAAAATGCTAAAAGGCACTTTGGAAATTTCATCGACAAAAGCCGGTAATCCGTCTGAACCGATTAACTATCTGGTTAACCAGGCGCAATTTTGCGCCCATTGATTTTATTAACTATTTCCACGGGTCATAATCAGTCAGCGCCTTACCCTGCTGGCTTTGCTGTCCTGGTATATTCATGCGTTTCGACACAGGGAAGGCAAACGTCAGCAGCAACGCGTCACCCTTGCCAGGCGATCGTCCTAACCGCTCTTTGATGTCTTCCTTAGGCTCAATAACTATTTTTCCGTCTACCCTGACTTTGTACTCCGCCGCCGACAGGTCATCAGCCGTCTCCTGGTCATCCAGCGCGCCACCAATTTTCAGCCACGTTTTACAGCTGTTGAACATCTCGCCGCGCTTGTTGAGCATCTGCGGGTCGGTAGAGCCGCCGCCGAACGGGATTAACTGCCAAGTCCGGCCCCAGCCGTCGCCGATGGACTTCAGCCCGGTACCATAGCCGAAGTCGATAAATACTGCGTCAGCCTGGTACTGATCTTCAAAGTCGGCGATGCGCTTTGCCATAATCAGATCGTCTGTGGTTTTATTGCCTGTCCAGAGCACTTTGCTGTGCAGTCCCTGGCGCAGATATATCACCGCATCATCCACGCCGGAGTATGCCGGGTCGACGCCGATAATAACCGGAGCGTGCGCCACCTGCCCAGCGGTAACCACGCGCTTCATTGCGGCATCAGTCAGCCCGGTCGGGATAAACTGGAGTTCAGACGCATCAGGGAAGATCCCGCGCACACGCACCTTCACGAAGTCGCTGTCTTCGCCGTAGTCATCCACCCATTTCTGAAGTTGCTGCTTGTTCGTGCCTTCCACGGTGCGGCTGTCAATCTGCGCGCACTTCCAGCGGTGCTTGTACTTGCGGAAGCATTCGCGGAAACGCCCGGTGTTACGCGTCGGGTTTCCGAACGCCACCCAGATAATCTCGGTGTCCTCGTCCGTCAGAGCACCCTCTGCTACTTCCCACACCAGATCGGCAATGTTGGACGCTTCGTCGAATACGACGATGATGCGCTTACGCTCGTTGTGCAGCCCGGCGAACGCCTCGGTGTTGTGCTCAGACCATGGAATAGCGTCAGCGCGCCAGCGCTTGTCGTGGCCCGGATCGTTGCTGTACATCGCCGTGGCGGTGCAGGTGAACCACTCTTTGGTGATAGCCAGGTTGGACCATTTGATGATTTCCGGCCATGTCTTGGTACGCAGCTGGTTGTCGGTATTGGCGGTCACCACCACCTTGCAATCCTCGCAGGTGGACATGCCCCAGTTGATAAGCATCGAGATGAAAGCGCTGTTATGCGTGACGATATAATCACGAGCCAGGAAAAGACCACCATCAACTTCAAAACAAACACCCGGCCCTTCAGCTGCAGGTTCAATACTCTCAATCCACTTTGTGGTGTACCGTTTCTCTGCGGCCACTAACTGCTGCTGCTTTCTGTTGATTCTGAATAACCGTGTTTCACCGTCCCAGGTGATATGAGTAGACCAACTGCCAGCACACTTATTCGGTTTAAACTTTTCGTTCCTTGCACGCAGACCAAGTGATCGTGCTATTTCGATCACGTCTCGGGTGAGTTGCCTTGATGCAGAAGCAAATGCAGCGCCGCCGCACGACTTTTCAACCCAACCATCCGTGTCTAGCAAACCCTGAAGAATGTTCAACCGCTGTTCAGATTCAATGTAGCGGCGATCGACGCTGGCATTATATGTGGTACAGCCAAACAGCCCGGCATTAATCAAATCCACCTTGAGCCCGATGGCGGATCTGGTTGTCCCATTTACTCGTGTTGGGTAGGCGATGTTATCCCATACCTCAGGATCAATATTTGTAATTCTACCGCTGGCCTTATCACCATCGCCAAGCCATACCCCATAGGTATAAGGGTCAACAGGAAGCGCCATTGATGGGTAAATAACACGAGGGGATGCAGGAATCTCCCACTGCCGTGCCATTGCTGCCCCATTGCTGCGCTTAACTCCGCGCTCAAGGATGTCGATAGTCTCAAGAACCTCCCAATGCTCCGATCCAGTTCTTCTGGAGTTTCTTCCCCGTACTTTCCAGAGATGGCCAGATGACACTTCTACTGCTGTTCCATCAGAGAATGTCACTCGATAAAATGGGCACATATCATAGTTCCGGGTGCCAAGTACCTGAACGGCATTCCCATTCTCACCGAAAAGGAGATCGCCAGGCCTTATATCAGAAACGCATCGCATCCCTAATGGCGTAGGGACAACATCATCAGGCCTCAATGCCTTCCCAATACCATGACCTGACGCACGAGCTATCAGACAAGGCTCATACCTAGTAGCAGGATTTTGGAGATGGTCTCTTATCTCCGCGAAGGTTTCCGCTTGCCATGTTCGCGGACCAACAGCGTGCTCAAGTTCAGTTCCCTGCTCACCCCATGGAAATGAATATCTGGCATAACTAAGTGGATCATGGGTAAAACCAGCAATGTCTTCTATCAACTGCTCTTCATATGAAGCTTCCGGTTTATTTGTCATTCTTCACCACCAGCCTGCTCTTTGACGCGGCGGCGGGCCTTAGCCATTCGGTCGGCAATCGTGACAGTGCCGGAAACCTCCAGGCGCTCTTTGAACGCATTGACGTCGACGTGCTTACCAATCAGCTCGAGGTTCTTAACCTTGTCAGGCCATTTTATTTTCTTGAGGATGGTCTCGATTGATGTCTCATCCATGTTCATGATGGTAGAGGACAGGTCGAAACCACTCAGTGTGGTGCGCCATATCTTTGGCCACTGGCGGATTGGCTTCAGGGTGCCATCATCGTTCAGGATGTCGATCACATCCATCTGGTCGATCTCCACCAGACGAAGCAGCACATAATCAGCACTGACGCGCAGGCGCTTGTTGCGTTCCTCCATCAACTCGGCGATCCGTTTCTGGATACGCTCATCACGCATCATGACGCTGGCTTTGACAGCCGCCGTATTAGGTGAGAATCCTGCGTTAATCGCTGCCTGAGTCTGATTCTCCGGGCATTTTGTATATTCATGAGCGTAAGCCTCCTGCATCGCTGTGAGTGGCTTATATTGCGTTGATTTGCGTTTTGGTGCTTTTGGTTCTGCGGGCATTGTTACCACCGAAGTAATAATTACCGTTTTGGTAATAGTAACACGCAAAACAAAGCCGCCATAGTCGGCGGCAACATTCAGAACCCATCAAATTCATCGTAAAAATGCTCGTCGATATACCCCTCCCATTTGCCGCGAATGAAAATCACATCCTCACCGCAAGGATGCTGGCTATCGATAACTATGTCCCTCCTGGCGCAAGCATGTTTATGCATTAGAAATTTAACCTCTTTCGGAAAATTTGCTGAGTTATCTCGCATATCCTCAAGGTCATATCGAATTCTTGTCATAATTTCTCCGTGACATGTCACACTGATAATTTAGTCTCATGCCAGCCACGCGTCACCCAACATGCCAAATCCCCATTCCAGAGACAGCAATCAACTGGCAGATAGCGCACATAGCCAACGTAATAACTACCACTTTGACTGGTGGCATCACTTAATCCACGTGCTTTCATCCAAAAATAACCTCCATAAATCAACTGGTCTCCTATCACCATTTATCTCTCGATAGAATTCATCTTGCTTGCGCCGCCACTCTTCACGGAGGTCTGTCTGCTTTTCTCTGCGCATCTCTTTGCATTTCTCGTTCAACCATTTTTCTTGCTGCTCAGGGGTCACGGCCTCACCTCCTGCTGAGGTGCTGCTGGCAGTGGCATCCAGTGAGTTACATACTTTCCATAGTGATTCCAGAATGGAGAGAAGTCATCACAAGATCCATCTGGCACATTCCAGTAATCGTGATGCGCGCGATTATTTAACGAATCAAACACAATGTACTCGTAGCTGCCCGGTTTATTTGGTGGCATCTTCTCGCTTACAGGAATCCAACCATCCGGAGTTACCGGAGAGTTGAGTTGTTCGGAATTACCGAACGACTGAAGCATGGCGGCGCGGCAGGCGTTCCAGCCGACTGCTTTTCCATGCTCAAACGCGCTGTCAAAGTCATCATCCATTTCCATCGCAGCGGGCACAGATACCGGCGCTGGCGTGGCAGAGCGATACAGAAGAACATCACCCATCTCTGCTCTGGACGCAGGCCATACGTCTGCATCAGAGCCAGATTTGAGATAATCAAGATTGGACTGGTCGATTACGCACACAGCCTCCGCTTCGAGCGATGCCAGTGCGATACGCGCATTATTAATCAGGAGGCTATCAGCAGGAGATAAAACAACATGAGCGTTACCCTCCGCATCAATTTCAGAATTCGTAATTTTTCTGAACAGCTTTGCCAGTTCTTTGGTAATAGTGCTCATGATGTCGCTCCTTTCCCGGCTGCGGCGGCGCGATTAGCATTCTCCAGACGACCCAGCAATGTGCGTATTTCATGCTGCTGAAATGCTATCGTGGCGTCCTTGGCTTCCAGCTCATCCAGCAGGTCCAGCACGGTGGCGGGGTCACACAACCTGAAGAACAACTCATCAGCTTCACTGTTTCCACCAATGAATCCGTACTCCATATTTTTATGGTCTGTTTGCAAAACCAAAGAGCCGTCGTTACCGAAGCACTGATATTTGATACTGCCACTGCCATCAATCCTGTCTCCGATGCGACCAGGTGTAGCCTTCTCTGCCGCTTCACGCAGCGCCTGTTTGTTGAGTGCTGTCATTGTGCCGCCTCCTTGCGAAGTTGGGCTGGGAACTCGCATATTGTTACGCCACCTTCCTCTGAATAATCTGCTGACGAGATATGCAGACCGTGGACAATACTGCCGTCGTCACGTTGAATGTTGCCAACCCACAGCAGTCCGTCAGTAAAATCACCGTACCCGGATTCATGACCATCACCACATTGCGAGCAAATAGACTCAATGTCGGATGGTTCAAGAAAGATTTGTTGAGGTACAAGCACGTAACCTTCTGGAATGGCACTTGCCCGCACTTCAGCCAGGAAAGCGTCCGTCGCTGGGGTTTTACCGGCTTTTCTTTCAATGGCGCATTGAAGACCTTGAATGGCATCAACAATGCGATTGCTGTCAAGGTATGTCTTGCTGCGATATACGTGCCTCATAACATCTGACGTACACTCTTTCATGGTCGCATTCTCCGCCGCCAGCTCCCTGCACTTGCTCTCGGCGTTAGCGAGCTGTACTGCCATGTTGGTTGAGCGAACATGCTGCACTTCAAGCTGCGTAGCCAGATCGCTAATCAGTTGCGCCAAACTGCGCACGTCGACAGCACCGCATGACGCTTTCAGTTCAGCAGCACGCTCATGCCCAAGCTTCGCTAACTCAATGATATTGCCTCCCATTATTACCCTCGCTTACCCGTATAAGTTATTGATTAGGTTGATAACTAAAAGGATCATCGATTTAGAATTCTTCGATGTTCCAGCCGCCACCCGCTTTCTTTGGCTTAACCGTTACTCCGATGATGCGAAACGGGTACTGGTCTGCTGCGACTTTGGTTTTCACCCTGGCGTCGTCGGTCCAGAACCCTTTCACCTCGTGCAGTTCCATCTCACCGCTGGTGAGCATCACTGCGAAGTCCGGCGTGTAGAACGTGTTATCAGCCAGGCGCAGCTTGATACCTTCGAACCGGTACCAGGCGATTTCCCCTGCGTGCTTACGCAGCTCAAGGTGCTGGCTGTATGCCGATTCGGTTTTATTCATCTGGCCTGTCTTGAGCCTTCCCAGCGCCTGCAACTGCCTTTTCATGATTTACCTCTCAGGTAATTTAAAACCACAAATGAGTTAATTTCAATAGCAATGCGCATATTTTATTACCCTTTTGGTAATTCACCAGATGTAAAAAAATGCGCTACTGCGCTCCCGGTTTTAACCGCGAAACCCCGGAGGTATCTCGCTGTCTGGTTCCGGTACTGCGTTAACGTCCCGCAGCTGAGTTCTCGCTGGCTTTGACCTGGAGAGTTGAACACTGCGAGCCAGTTTCTGCTGCCACTGGTCGTGGTGAAATGCTTTCCCCTCAGCTTTCCAGTACGTGATGAAGTCTGCCAGTTCAAATGGCGTCACATCGGTTTTAAGGGTTACTCCCCAGAGTGCAGCACGCTGGATAAAATCCGGATCCGGCTTCCAGTTCTCTGGCAATGTGAATTTACCAAATGCACCAGATCCGCCTGGTGGGGCATAACCATCAAGCACGATGTTATTCGGATCTGGTTTGTCACCTCCGGAGTTATCCACAGGCTGATTTTTCGCATCGCCTATGTGTGGGGTTTTATCTTTTATATCTTCTCTTCTCTTCTCTTCTCTGGTCCGCTTTTTGTCCGCTTCTGATGCGGACGCTTTGCGGACATTCCTCTTCCTGTCTGCGTCCTGCGCGCGACGCTTGGCAGACTGCCCGTTATGGGCTTCAAAGCGCGGCATTACTAGGCTTTCGCCTTCTTCTTCCAGCCATCCGACAGCCATCATTGCACGCGCAAATCCGGGGAAGCCGATCAGGTCGTCGAGAGTCTCCGCACTGTATCCGTCAAGAAAACCGTCAACAGAGTGGACATCAAAAAGACACCATGCGGAATGTAGTCCGCCAACTATCCGCAATCTGTCCGCTTTCAATGCGGACGCCATGCGGACAACTTTAGGGTGCGTGTGCAGGTCAGCACGCATCTTGATCCAGTCACCGGCCATCATTCACCTCGCCTTGCAACTGTACTAATGTCAGGTTTCCGCAGAACACGGCGCCTGTATCGATGTACATCTGGTTGGAGTATTTAAGTGGCTGACGTGCAGGCGTGTGACCAAATATGAAAAGGTCTGCGCCGATGATTTCGTGATGATATCCATCTTGCGCATTGGCTATCCGCTCTCTGTTCCAGATGACCTGCTCTTCGTCGATATCCTTTCCGAATTCATAGACTCCAGCTGGGTAGTCGGCATGGCAGATAACAATCTTCTTATCAGCGGTCACCAGTTCGATGATCAACGGCAACTCTGCTGCTTTATGGACAAGCGCTTTAGCCAATACTTCTTTTTCGTAGTCGAGATAAAAGAACCATCCACCACCATTTACCAGCCAGTGATTAACGCTTCCATGCTCTGACAGGCCATCAATCATCATCTGCTCATGGTTGCCACGTACGGCCCGGAACCATGGCATAGTAATAAGCTCCAGGCATTCAACGTTTTCAGTACCGCGGTCGACAAGATCACCAACAGAGATAAGCAGGTCTTGTGCCGGGTCGAACTTCAGGACATCCAGCTTACCCATCAGGTTTGTGTAGCAACCATGCAGATCGCCAACCACCCAGATATTGCGCCAGTCAGAGCCGTTGATGCGTTGATAGATATTCATGTTGCCTCCCGCGCGTTCCTCAACGCAGCAGCGAACTCATCACGGTGACGATGAGCACTATTCATTGCGCACTCAACACACGTTCCGTTCAGAACGTAGCGCTCAGCACGGTGACCATTACGGCATTCTTTACCGGTATAAAAACGATTAAGGCCAGCTTTTGCTGCCTCCATTCTGGTGACAATCTTCACAGGAGGTGCCTCCTTTTTGTTATGGATATCGGTAATTTTGCACTAAGACGAAAAAAGATCAACCGTATATGGTTTTTTATTACCTGAATGGTGTTTTAAGCAGGAATGAGCCGCCAGTGGATGACGGCATTGATGGGTTCAGGGAGGGTTATCGGTCGTAGAAGAAGAGCACTAATTCAGGTTTAGACTTTGTCCATTCGCGGGAACGACATGCTTTAAACAGTCCATCCATCAGTCTCTTACCAGGCATCTTGCGGCGACCGGTCAGGTGAGTCTGGATGTAATGACTGGTGGTTCCGGCTTCATCTGCAAATGCTTCACGCTCATCAGGAGACAGCCCCAGCCAGTGCTTTTTGAAATCAAATTTTTTTTCGTCACTCATATTTTGCTTATCTCAGCCTGTCTATTCATATCTGAATTATTACCTTTCTGGTGAAAAAATCAATGATTATTACCGTTATGGTAATTTTACCTTTATGGTAATATTCATTTAAATTTAGTCAGTTAGGTAACATTAAATGGACAAATACAATAGCTATGAAAAGTATTTATGACATAAGACGCAAAAACCTTAACGAAATCATCCGCCGGGATTTCGATGATACCCAGTTGCGCTTTGCCGAACGTGTGAAGCGTTCGCAGAACCTGGTCAACAGGTGGTGCACTGGCATCAAAAACATCGGACCGAATGCCGCGCGTATCATTGAAGAAGCAGCGCGCAAAGAAAAATTCTGGCTTGATGTCGATCACGAACTGGACGCGATACAGGCTGATATCTTTATTCCTGCCACTGAAGATGGCGAATGGACTGTAGAGAAGCAGGCCGCGGCCACGCTCAATGCCTGGATGAGAAAGAACACGGAAATGACATCAGAAAAGAAAGTTGCTGTAGCGGCTGGTATTGGCCCGGCCACCGTTAACCGGATTATGAAAGCGGAAGTAAGCACAACCATCGGCGTTCTTTCCTCCCTGGCGCGCGCGTTCGGGCATGAAGCATACGAGATGATTATTCCCGTCGGCGCTCCTGGTGTTATCGACTACGACCACCGGATGTATGCAGCCCTGCCACAGGAAGAGAAAAACAAGATCACCTCATTCATCAACTTCGTGTTTGAGCAGAACAAAAGCAAGTAATCCCCCGCCATTCTGACGCTTTACCTGCCCAATGGCGGTAGGCTCACGCCTCACTCAATTACCAAAATGGTAATTTTTTCTCGTCATACCTATTGACACAATCACTTTTTGATCTGATTATTACCCAAAAGGTAATACAAGAGCGCATTGCTCAGGCAGAAACCACCACTTCGTGGCTTTCCTGTATCTACAAGTATTACCAAAACGGTAATAGCGAGGTTTGTATGCAGTGGAAAATCATCAACGGTTGGTACTGCGTTACAGCTTGCGGGCTGATGAGCTGGAAGTTCCGCACGCTGGGTGAAGCAATGAACTGGGTATTCGTCAGCAAGCTGGCGGTAAAAACAGAAATGGATATGGGGGTGAGCAAGTGAGCGAATTAGCAATTATCGAAATTGTGCCGGACATAGCGCCAAGCATTTACGTAGAAAACGGTCTGGAAAAGTTCCTCGAACAGATCCGCGAAAGCGTTAAGGAAGTTCCTGACCTGAGTACTGCCAAAGGTCGTGCCCGCATTGCATCTCTGGCAGCGCAGGTTTCACGCAGTAAAACAGCAGTTGAAAAGCCTGGTCGCGATTACCTTCGTCATCTGAAAGAAGCCGTCAAACCTGCTGAGGCTGAACTTCGTCGATTTGTATCGGCCTGCGATGAGATGCGCGATGAGGTTCGCCGCCCGCTTACCGAATGGGAAGCAGAACAGGAACGCATCAAGGCAGAAGAAGCCATGAACGCGATGCACGTCGAAGCGCTGGAGATGAACATTAAGTTCGACCAGGAGCTGGCGGCCAAGTTCGAAGCGGACCACGAGATGGCCCTGCTTATGAATGACGCATTCGACCGTGAAGTGACAGAGAAGAAAGCGGAAGCCGAGCGCCAGCGCATTGCTCATGAAGAAGAGTTGAAGCGCCAGGCAGAAGAAAAGGCCAAGCGTGAAGCTGAAGAGAAGATCGAGCGAGAACGTGCTGAATCAGCACGTCGCGAGGCTGAATTAAAGTTCAAGGCTGAGCAAGCAGAGCGTGACCGTATTGCCGCAGAGCAAAAAGCTGAAGCAGAGAAGAAGGAAGCCGCTGATCGTGCCGAGCGCGAAAAGCAGGAAGCTATCGCAGCCGAACAACGCAAAACAAAGGAAGAAGCAGATCGCATTAAGCGCGAAGCCGAAGAAAAAGAGGCTGATCGCCTGGCTGAAGAGAAGCGAATCGCTGATGAAGCTGCAGCGCGCGCCGCTGATGTAGAGCATCGTCGCGCTATTAATGCCTCTGCTGTTCAGGCTCTGATCGAGCAGGGCATTCCAGAAGACTGGGCCAAAGCCTGCGTAGTCGCTATCGCTCGCGGGAAAGTTCCGGCAACAACCATCAACTACTGAGGTGGCTATGCACATTCAGCAATTCAATAACCTGAAAAAAATAGCCGCTCAGTTCAGCAGCGACTACCAGTTGTCATCTGAACTGTATGACCGCCACGTTGAGCTGATCGAAGCAGTCGCTGGTTGCGAAATGGAAGAGTCATTCAAACGCGCCATTCTCCGTGCCGGTGTTCGTTACGAGGTAATGGAAGCGGCATTTGAAAGCGATGATTTCGAAGAGCTTATGTCGTCATTCAAACGTGAATTAACTGGTGTCATCGCACGTCTTGATCTTGCTGACCAGATCGACAGCAAAAGGAATGCGGCATGAAGCAAGAGTTTGAGTGGTTTGTTATGGACGGCAGAGCAAAGTTCAACACTGATGACGCTGTTGTTTATGAGGCTCTTGGTACTCAGGAGCCTTCAAATAAAAAACTAAAGCGGGATTGGGGGTTTATGGGAGCGGTGCTTTGTCGTGCTGCAATTACCAAGAAAGCGCAAGACGGCAACACCACGCAATGCGGTGATTTTGAATATGTTCGTGATATCGACTAATTCCGGGAGGGAGGAAGCATGAATACCGGCATCTACTACGACATCAGCAACGAGGACTACCACGCCGGTGACGGCGTGAGTAAGTCACAACTGGATATGGTGGCCAAGAACCCTGCCCTTCTGAAATGGGTGAAGGCTGCTCCGGAAGATGAAGAGAAAAAGTCCGCGCTGGACATGGGCACCGCCCTGCACTGCCTGCTTCTGGAGCCGGAGGAATTCGATAAGCGCTTCATCGTGGCACCACAGTTCAACCGCCGCACCAATCAGGGTAAAGCCGATGAAGAAGCGTTCATGAAAGACGTTGCTGGCATGGGCATGACTGTCATGGATGCCGAACAGGGCCGGAAGCTGAAACTGATGCGCGACAGCGCAATGGCCCACCCGGCGGCGCGCTGGATGCTGGAAGCACCTGGCCACTGTGAAGCATCGATGTACTGGAACGACGATGAGACTGGCGAGTTGTGCCGCATCCGCCCGGATAAATGGCTGAATGAGCACAACGTGATCGTCGATGTGAAAAAGGTTGCAGACATGGATCGCTTTGCACGTCACATCGAGGAATTCCGCTATCACGTGCAGGCAGAAATGTACCGCGAAGGTGCGCTGAAAATCACCGGGCAGCCACACGGATTTTTCTTCATAGCAGTAAGCGAAACCATCGACTGCGGCCGCTATCCAGTAAGGGTTTTCCAGCTTGACGAGTATGACGCAGATATCGGCTACCAGCTGTTCAGGCGAGATCTAAATACTTATCACCAATGCAGAGAAAACGATGATTGGGGTGGAGTAGAGATTATCCAAAGACCTGGGTGGGCAAGAAAAAATGATAACTCAATGTATTGAATGGACGGGTTATAGAACAAGAGATGGTTACGGAAGACAGCGAATAGGCGAAAAGCTTTACCTGTCTCATCGTGTCGCATATTGCAAGTTAAAAGGCATAGATATCAGTGAAATAGATGGTTTTCTTGTCAGACATAAATGCGATAACCCGGCATGTATTAATCCTGAGCATTTAGAGATTGGTGATCAGTTCGACAACATGCGGGATATGAAAGAGCGTGGGCGAAATGTACCGCGATGCAAAATAAAGCCAGAGCAAGTTTTGGAAATACGCCGCAGACATAACAGGGATTCTCCTTCAAATAACTCGGTCGCTTTAGCAAGAGAGTTTGGAGTATCCAGAGTGCAAATTAATCGAATTATCGCCAGGACAACCTGGCAGGATTTATGAGGAAAAATAATGAGCAACGATATCGCAATCACATCACAGCCAGGCGCTACCGTAGGGACCGCTGCGGCAATCTTCAGTCCTGATGGTATGGACCGCCTGGTGCGTTTCGCAACCCTGATGGCAGGCAGTAAAGCAACCGTTCCTCAGCACCTGGCAGGAAAACCTGCTGATTGTCTGGCAGTAACCATGCAGGCGGCGCAATGGGGAATGAACCCGTTCGCTGTTGCTCAGAAGACGCACGTTGTAAACGGCACTCTTGGCTATGAAGCTCAGCTTGTTAACGCCGTCGTTTCATCTTCAAACCTGCTTTCAACCCGCCTGAATTACCGCTGGGATGGCGACTGGTCAAAGGTGAATGGCAAGAGCGATAAATCTCCATCACTGACTGTAACAGTATCGGCAGTACTGAAAGGCGAAACAGAGCCGCGCGAGCTTACCATCAGCATGGCTCAGGCAGGTGTCCGCAACTCTCCACTGTGGGAACAGGATCCACGTCAGCAGCTTGCTTATCTGTGCGTTAAGCGCTGGGCGCGACTGCATGCCCCTGATGTTCTTCTCGGCGTTTACACCCCTGACGAATTGCAGGAGACAACACCGCGTGTTGAGCGAGATATCACGCCACCAGCGGCAACGGCTCAAGGCATGAACAGCCTGATCAACTCAAAGCCTGAGCAGAAGCAGGAAGATCGTCAGCAGCATAAAGACGATCGCAGTCCTGAAGAGATTCTGCACGCATTTTCCGGCGCGGCGATGAACTACAACACTCAGGCAGACCTGGACAAAGCGTACAAATACGTTGCTCAGAAACTGGCAGGTGATGATGACCTGCTGGCAAAAGCAACCGACGTTTACACCATCCGCTGCGACGAACTGAACGAAGTACCGATGTAACCACCACTGCGGCGCCGCGCGCGTCGCAAATGCAAGAGAGGCAATGATGAAAAGAGCATTTGGCAAAAAGGAACTGATGGCAGTGGTGCCGGTATCTATGAGCACCATTGACCGCATGGAGCGCAATGGCGAGTTCCCGCAGCGCTTCTGGATCACTGATAAGCGTTGTGCATGGAACGCTGAAGAGGTTGAAAACTGGCTTGATGAGCGTCAGGCAACTAGCCCGGCAGAGTTCACCGGAAAAAAGCCGCCGGTTGATCAGCGCGTTTACCGCCCAGTAAGTAACGCCGCATGACAGCGCTGATCAGGCACTGGGAAAAATGGTAAGGATGGTACTTATTCCTGACCGCTGTTTCCGCCTGGCTGTATCTGCTGGCGGTAATTTTCAGAGAAGGCTGGATCCGATGAGCAAATTAACCCGTCTTGAAAAGTATCACCTGAACTATGTGTCTCAGCGTCAGGCGTCAAAAGTAGTCGCCGTAACTCCGGCAGCAATGGAGGTAGAAAAGCGCGCTGTTGAGCGTGAATCGAAAGGTCAGTTCCGCATTGCAGCCAGGCTATGGTTGCTGTGCATGGATGCAGCAGTCGGTGAAGTTGAACGCGCCAGAATAGCGATACGCCGTGATCAGTGCATATCGAAAGGTAATGGCCTGCGCCGTGGCGAATACGCAGGGATCGGATGTCGCGGGGTGGTGTATGACTAACACTCACGACAACATCCGCGTCAGTAGCATCACGCTGGTTTATTCATCTCTTCGTTGCGGATGGATTGTGCCAGGCAGAAAGGTTATCAAAAACCCATTAAAGGCTCAGCGCATTGCTGAGCTGATGAACAGTAAGAAGGTGGCAGCATGACTGACGCAACGATTTTGGACATGTGCTGCGGGTCGCGCATGTTCTGGTTCGACAAGCAGGACGAACGTGCGGTGTTCAGTGATATCCGCGCCGAACAGCATGAGCTTTGCGACGGTCGCCAGTTGGTTATTAGTCCGGACATCATTGCCGATTTCCGCGCCCTCCCTTTTGCCGATAACACTTTCCCTGTCGTCGTGTTCGATCCGCCGCACCTCGAGCGTGTCGGCGATAACGCGTGGATGGGTAAAAAGTACGGGCGGCTCAACAAAGAAACATGGCGAGATGATTTACGCTCAGGCTTCGCCGAAGCGTTCAGGGTGTTGTGGCCACACGGTGTGCTCATCTTCAAATGGAACGAAACGCAGATCCCGGTAAGCAATATCCTGGCGCTTACCGATGAGAAGCCGGTCATCTGGCAGCGCACCGGAAAATCCGACAAAACCCACTGGGTAATTTTCGTGAAAGGCGGTGCAGAATGACCGGTAAATACACTCTTATCTACGCAGATCCACCCTGGACATACCGCGACAAAGCAGCCGACGGCGAGCGCGGTGCCGGGTTTAAATACCCGGTAATGAACGTGCTGGATATATGCCGCCTGCCAGTGTGGGATCTTGCCGCCGATGATTGCCTGCTGGCTATGTGGTGGGTTCCGACTCAGCCAGCTGAAGCACTGAAGGTAGTCGAGGCGTGGGGATTCCGTCTGATGACCATGAAGGGATTCACATGGCACAAGACGAACAAGCACAAGGGGAACAGCGCGATCGGCATGGGCCATATGACCCGGGCGAACAGCGAAGACTGCCTGTTTGCGGTGCGCGGGAAACTTCCGGCCCGCATGGATGCTTCGATCTGCCAGCACGTGACGGCACCGCGCATGGAGAATTCGCGCAAGCCGGACATCATCCGCGAAAAACTGGTGCAGTTGCTTGGCGATGTGCCGCGCATTGAGCTATTTGCCCGCCAGTCTTCCCATGGCTTTGATGTATGGGGAAATCAGTGCGACGGTCCGGCGGTGCAACTGCAGCCTGGTTATGCACTCGATATCGCAGGAATGGCGAAGGCGTTAAAAAACGCCCCGCTATCACCATCAGACAACCAGGGCCGGGAGCGTGCAGCATGACCATGTTCAATGAGGCGGAGTTAATCCGCCAACTGGAAGAGCAGCGCGCTGTGATTGTGCAGCGCGACGATGAAATAAACCGGTTGCGCGGTGATGTTGAGATGCTAACTGCGGAACTGAATAACGCTAATCCATCAACATCTGATAACGACAATTATGAGCTTACAAAATGAGCACATTAATGATCAACTTAATATCCACTTACGTGGTGATCTTTATTTATACGCTTGGCCTTTTGCACGGAAGTAGTGAAAGAATCAACGTTTTCATGTCGCTTTTGGTTTGCATTTTATGGCCTGTAGTCATTGCAATTGTAACTTTTATTCATTTAAAAACAGTAATTTCAAGGGCAAAGGTATATTTTCTAAGGTGGAAGTCACCATCTTAATTACTGACTTTCCATCCACTTCTCAAACTTCGACGGGGAGAACGGCACCAGATCGGTGTGCTCCCCGTTAATCCAGGAATCAACCATATCAGCCCACTGCTGCAACATATAGGCACGTTGCCGGGCATACTCCGCTTTGTTGTACACTGCTCGCACGCCCTTCTGCTCATGCGCCAGCGCCTTTTCAATCCAGTCAGATGGATAACCAGCTTCATGAAGCAGAGTGCTGGCTGTCCGGCGCAGGTCGTGCACAGAGAAGTTAACCAGATGCCCGCCAGCATCATTCACCGATTCGACAGTAACATTGATCAACCTGTTCAGTGCTGCGTTGGATAATGGTTTACTCACTGAGTAACGCCCGGGCAAAAGGTATTCGCTTCCACCAGCGCACATCTGCAGGCCAATCATCAGATCCTGCGCCTGCTTTGGTAAATAGATAATGTGCGCCCGGCTTCCCTTCATGCGGTCTGACGGTATGGTCCATGTCCATTTTTTGAAATCAACCTCTGACCATGTGGCATGGGTGAATTCACTTTTTCGAACCAGGGTGAGCAGCACCAGTTTTAATGCCAACTTCATCGTGGCCATAGTCCCGACTTTATCCAGAGCGCGGAAGAATACACCGATCTCTTCAGGTTGAAGCGCACGGTCACGCGGCTTAAACATGGCTATCGATGAAGGTTTGATGTCCGCAGCAGGATTAAACAGGCCGTGCCCGCGGTCATTCGCATAACGGTACACGCTGCTGATAATTTCTCTGGCTTGCACTGCCGTAGCCCGTCCGCCACGTTCAACAATGCGATCGCACAGGTCACGCACCATGCCAGTGGTTATCTCTGCCATCATTTTGTTACCCAACACCGGAATGATATCGCGATCGATAACGGCCTGTTTCATCGCCCGGGTACTGTCAGCCAGAATGACGTGATTCATATAGCTGTCGGTATGTACCGAGAATGTCTCAGCCCCGCGGATCTTTTTGATACCGTCACGTTTAGCCGCAGCTGGCGACTGTCCTGCCTTTAACAGTTTTTTGGCAGCAATGAGTTCTTCACGCGCTTCTGCTAGGCTGATACCGTCACGCCCGTACTGACCGATTACCAGCGTTTCCCGGCGTCCGTTAATGCGGTAGTCGTACCGGAAAGAGACAGAGCCGGAAGTAAGCACCGCAACATACAGCCCGTCACGATCCGAAACCTTATACAGTTTGTCCTGCGGCTTGAGGTTTTTCAGTTTGGTATCAGTAAGCAC